CATCTTATCTCTCACTTATAATTAAATTATTTGTTAAAACCGCCCCAGCGTATCAATTCGAATTTTAATATATTTAGTATCTCCTTTGCATCTTCACCTTTTAGATTTATATATTCAGGAACCCAAAATCCATTATGATTACCTTTGAATACTTTCACAAAATCACTACCGTATGCAAACTCAAAGTACATACTTCTACCCATGCAATAATTAGGATTTTCATCCCAAATAATAGCGGTGCAACCACAATAACCATTATCTCCCTTAAATTCATAATGATCACTATCTCGAGATTTCATAAACTCAACAAACGCACTTATAAACTCTTTTTCATTTGATGGTTTATGGCAATCTAGCTTGTCCCATTTTTCTATGTAACCCTTTAGCATCTTATCTCTCACTTATAATTAAATTAATCATTAAATACCATTTTACCAAATTTACACAACTCTCACACACAACCGCGCTACCACTTTTGTTTAACGTCCAATATGCAGCTCCTATAAATATATCATTATCGCAATATCTACATGAGCGTGAAGTGTGCTTGGTTGCTATGTGAAAAGTCATGTTAATTCCTATTTTTTCGCGCCTAAATGACAGTTTTTGTATTTCTTACCTGAACCACACGGACACCTATAATTGCGCGGGAATTTTTCAGTCTCTCGAACATAAGGCCGTGATACGCCAGATATAGAATCTATTGGATGCCTATGGATATACATTCATAACCCTACCCCTTAATTGGTGCCAGTCCGCATCCTTGCTGATACTGGCTAAACTATTGATTAATACGCTGGCTTTTACTCGTTAGCATGAACGGCATGAGGTGCAAAGCCTTGTTGCTGACTTGGCGCTTGCTGTTGCTGCGGTGCAAAGCCTACTTGTTGTGCTGGTGCCTGTTGCTGCTGTAAAGGCGCTTGCTGCTGACCTTGATTAACAAAGCCACCTTGTTGTGGTGCTTGTTGTTGTGGTGCTGCTTGCCCTTGTGGAGAGTTAACAAAACCTAGCTTAGCATCCTGGATTAACAGTTTCGGGTATTGAGCGTTACTTACATCTAAAATCAAACCAGTACCACTAACCGTTACAATTGCACCTTCAACTAATGCGCTACGATAAAATTCAATCTGAGCATCTTTAGCAAATAAAGCTGCATCATAATTAGTGTAAACATTTGCTTTTAGTTTAAAGTCATAGTTCTTTTCGCCAAGGCCAACAAAGAATGTTACCCCGTTTTGTCCTGCGTGTTCGTTAGCTGGACGGTTTAGTTTTGCTGTTACTGAATGTGACATTTATTTTATTCCTATTACTTAGTAGTGGATGATTGTGTTTGGTACTTTTTTATCTATTAACGCCTGTGTCACTGTTTGTGCTGAATAATGGTCAAGCCCAACGCTAAGGAACAAGCTAAATATTGAACGGTTAATTCCGCGAACATGCTCAACATTTGCTAGTCGTGCGTTTTCCTCGTTAACTCTGTCGCGCTCTTTAGCTTCCGCTAATCGGTTTTGCTGATCAATCGCTCTTGATGCTGCTTCATCTGCTATTTGTTTATCTCTAGCAGCTTGTGCATCAATAGCTTGCTGGCGGTCATATGCAAAAGTCTTATTCATCAATAAACCGATTTCATGGTCATTTTCGAATTTGGCAGCATCAAGTACCGCCTGTTTACGTGCATCTTCAGCGGCAAGTTCTTTTTTGCGTACGACATTGTAAGCGTCAAGCAAGTCAGTGTACGGCTTGTTAGCAATTACAAGCCTTGAAACGATAGCGTCATGCTCTTTATTTACCGCTGCCGTGTTAGCCTTAGTTATTGCGATGCGTGACGTTTTTAGCTCCTTGATTATATCGCCAATTTCAGCAGCACCTTTCTTTACCATTGTTCGCTCAGGTAAATTACTCATGTCAGCAACAAGCCCTTCATTATACTTCTTGCTGTTTTCTTCTATTGAGGTTATTACGCCCTCAGTAGTTACCCCTTTAAAAATTGCTATTTCCATTACTAACCCTCCGTATTAAATAAGTGATTTAAATCTTCTGTTTGATTTTGTGATAACCCTTGCCAATGCTTAGCTATCAAGCCACTCCAATTATGCTTAACACCCGCAACATCTTTTTCAATTATCATTTTGCATATAAACTCAACATCAGGATCAATCTCCTTGAATTCATCTTGCATCATTTGCACGTATTTATGATCGTCAAATAACCCCATAAATACATCAGCGTTAAAGCCAAGCTTACTAAGCGCCTTTGTTAGTGCGTCAGTTTCAACTTTCTTTGCAAAATCTGCATCTGGCTTAGTTCGTGCGCCATCCTTGTAAGCGCTTATTGATGAAGTAATTGGAAAGCCACCTTTAGGAAAGAAGAAGTTACCGTGAAAAACAACGATACCAGTACTCGCAAGCATCGCGTAATCAAATGTAATCTCTTTAAAACCCCAGCCTATGCCATACACGCCAAACTGTTTAGTTGCATTCTTAACTTGTCGCTGTGGAGCTATTGCGGTTATCTTGTTACCGCGAACATTTGCGCTTTTAGTATGCGCTGGATTAGTCTTTTCGACCTTATCCCACAAATCTAAATTAGACATTTGGTATCTGCTCCGTTACATGGTCAGCGTTAGCGCTCTCGATATACTGGCAGCTACCACACAAACCACACTCTATATCTTCAGGTAAAAGTGGCGTAAAACATTTGCTACATTCAACTGGCTCATTACAACTATCATCGTGGTAATTATTCACTTGCCACCCTCTCAAGGTTAATCTTCAAAATATCCTTGTACTCAGCAATAGCAACGTTGATACCGATTGCAGTTATTATATTATTCTTAGCGATAGTCTTTTCTAACACTGTACAGGCTGCGATTTTACTTTTAAGATCGTCAGTCTTAGCGACTTTCATTTTGCTATCCCACTCAGTATGCATAATCTCTCTCCTTATTAATTTGCTTCGTTGAACTTGTGACTAACTTTAGCACGTTGATTGAATAGCGCAAGTATTAATTTCATATTTTTTTAATATTATATTAATACTTTACACCCGCCTATATATAAACTAATATTGACTCAACTTAATTAAAGGAAGTAACGAGATGACAGTAAAAAAGAAAGGCAATGCAGTAGCGGTCCGTAATGATGTGAACGTTTTACTAGATGAGCTAGTGAGTCACAGAGTTAATACTAATAGCTTGATAGCAAACAAGGTTAGCGTTGTTGCTGATTTAATTATTAAAGCACATAAGAAGGAATGTAAATAATGACTACCATGTTTAAATTATTTTCCGGTTCGGTAACTGAGTTTGAAGTAATTAAAACCTCAGATAAGTCGGTTTGGTTTAAAAGAAAGACAAATCAAGGGGTGATAGTTGATAATAGAGAGCTACTAAAAACAAGTTACTATTCGTGGTTTGATAGTAGACAAGATGCTATTGACGCTCTATATAAGGGCTTATCATCAAAGGTTTCATCGGCAAAGTACGGTCTTGATTATGCAGAAAAAGAACTAGAAAAAGCCGTTAAGGAGTTTGGGTAATGAACGATTTAACAACATTCGAAATTATTATATGTGTAGCTTCTGTATTGGTAGCTGCTTGGTTAGTTTTTGGGAGAGAGAAATAATGAGCATCAATCAATATCGTAACGAAGACCTAATGAATTCACGCTATATAGCATCTGAAGCCAAGAACCAAGGTGATAACCTAACTCATGCTAACAAAGGCTTAGAATCATCACATGGAGCTGCATTTCAAGGTGTTAGTAATATCAAGTCTGATACTGAAATGGCAAAGGTTGCTATTGATGTTGATAGCATGGCTTACTTTGATGATTTACTAAGTGGTGAACACTAATGACTAATCTTGATAAGCAATTAGAAGAGTTAATCAAAGAGCGTAATGATTTTGAGGCTGAGAATATAGCGTTAAAAGCACAGGTTAATTGTCTGTCTAACTTCCTAGAAAATACAGCGGTGCCAGTGTTTGTATTGGCTGTAAATGACTACCCAGTCTCTCATGGCCCAGCTAGCAATCTAACCGACCTTAACGAGGTTATAAGTAAAACCACTAAACAATGCCTTAACAGTGTTAAAGCTTCAGCGGTGCAGGGTTTTGTTGATACTTTAGATGGTAATTCAGGAATAAAGGTTTACGAGTCAAGAATTAAAAAGGATGGTCGTGATTATGCGATTAAACTAAGGAACAATAATGGATGAGTCCCTTGAATAAATATACCGCCTATTAAAGCGGTAAATTAAAAGGCTACATTGTGTAGCCTTTTTTATTGCTGTTATCCGCCAGTGAATCCGCTACTAATAACATTAGGCCATTGATAAGCAATGTTACCGCCCTCTTCAATCCTTGCACTTACTTGGGATAATAATCTTTCTATCTCGTAAACACAGTCAAACGCTTCTTTTAGTAAATCTTGCATATAAACCCCTTTGTTAGTCTTTATTATACCATAACCAAGACGTAAAAAAGCCACTTGATTAGAGTGGCTTTTAGGCAGCGAGTGAGTATAAAACAAAGAGAGAGCGATGCGTTATAACTCAGTGTAACACGTTATTTAACTTGCTGCTGCATTTCCTCGTAATGTTCAATCGAGTCTCTATACTTGCCAGCCTCTTTTATCTCACCAACTTCTAACGCTGCTGACTCTTTTACTAGTAACTCTTTTATTTTATCGTTGTACCATGTCATTTATAAATCCCCGTCCTGAGTAAACTGTAAGCGATATTCACCCTTAGTGATTATTAGCGCGTCTTTATCTTGCCCGTCTAACTTCATGCTCATAATTGCCATTGTTGCCGTTACAAGCTCATCAAAGAACTCATCGTTTGACAGTCCGTTAAGTGTTGCAAATTCTCGCCAAATATTATTATCCATTCTATATACCATCTTAGTTTAGTTAAAATTTAATTTGCACGTTGTACGCATCGATATCTCCACACGCTAGGTTATGCTGACTCATTGAACCCCTGGCGCCTAATTCGAATTCTACCCACTCCGTGATGTCGCTATCTGATGGAGTTTCCTGTACGTCAACTGTAAATGTAACTTCTATTTGCTTACTCATCTTGTTACTTCCTTTATATAGTTTTAGTTATTTAACTTATCAAGCGCTAGTTTTGCCTTGGTCATATCATCGCTAGCAGCACCAAGATTGTTGACGCATTTTAAAGCTAGTTGGCCATGTGCTTTATCTGCCGCTAGTAACGCAATAGCCATTAACAGATTATTTGTTATCATTTGATTTTGAATCATTAGTTTTGTTTCGTCAGTCATTTTATAATCCCTTTGTTATTTAACACCAATTTAACTGGACTATTAAGTCCTTCTTTTTTAACCTGTCACTTAGTTTTTGCAACATATCCCTATGTATACTTATGCCACTACCGTCACAGGTGTGCGCGCCAATACAATGAAAATGGTAAAACCTATATATAGTGTTAACCCTTCCTATATGTACATGCATGCCGTTATCCAGCGCAGCCCTTACTATCTGCTCAGCTTCATAGCTATCCTTAAAATGAGTACTACCACCTAAAAATATCGCATCAGCATTACTAGGCCATTCGTCAAAACCATCTTGAACGACGAACGCTTTTTTATACCCGTCTGCCAAATGGTGGTACTCGCTCCACATCGCCAAAGTCTGCTTGTGATCTTCAACCTTGTCCGGCACAGCTGCAAACAAACAGTTGTCTTTAAAGTCCCATTGATTTTCCAATATCTTTTTAAATCCTTTAGGCTTTGCCTCTCTAAAACCTCCGTTATCAACTCCAAAAACCTCTTCGCATCTTCTATACCTAGTTAACGGTGTCATTAACTGACCAGCGATAAGGTTAGCATCTTGCGCTCTTTTTTCTTTTAGCCTCGCTTCGCTGCCGTCAATTAAAAACCTCATTTTAACCTCTCGTAGTCGTAATCAATACGCCTTGATGCGTGGCTGTCATTGTATGCTTACCCTTAAACTGGCTAGATAAAATATCCGCTATATCTTCGTGGTGCTTTTCTTTAATCATCTTGCAGCTGGTAACGATATGCTCAACCATAATCTTTTTATCTGACTCAATAGTTAAGTTGTAAATAATTAGTTCGCCATCATTAGGGCATATCACTGGAAACTCGTAGTTGTACTTATTCATTTTATAATCCCTTTGTTATTTACTGCTCTTTAGATTGGCATTCCGCGTTTTTGCGGTACTGGTTTTAATCTGTTTTCTTCTTCAAGTTGCATCATTCCGACTTGCGTTTCTGATAGCGGTATAAATGCTCCGTTAATCTTCTCCAAGTAAACTGTTCCGTTGCCATCGCTATGACGGTCTTTAGCTATGATTAATTCAGTGACACCCTTGAGTAAAGTTTCAGGCTCTAACACTTCTTGACGATGCACAAACATAATTAAATCTGCATCAGCCTCAATACAGCTTGAGTCTTTCAGGTTTGACATGTTAGGGCGCATTGGTGCTTTGTATCGGTTAGCTTGGCAACATAAAATAATAGGAACCTTAACCTCTTTCGCCAGCTCTTTTAAGTCGCGGGTAATGTTTCCGATCGCAATATCGTGACGGTCTGCTTTGCCTAATTTCATCAAGCCCAAGTAATCAATAAATATAGCTGATAGGTCAGGGTTTTTAGCTTTGTGACGTCTAACTTTAGCGCGTACTTGACCTACTGATTGTTTAGGTTGATCGGTAATATAAATTCCTGACTCTCTAAGGCTAGTTAATGCTACGTTAGTTCGTCCGAATGCCTCTGTATCAAGTCTTGCTGACCTTAAATTAGCCGCTGGTATATTGCCAACACCTGACACGAAACGCTCAAACAATTCAATTTCTGACATTTCCATACTAAAAAACATAACGTTCTTTTTCTGGTTAACACCGATGTTAGCCGCGAGAGTTTGACAGAATAAAGTCTTACCCATTGAAGGCGCACCAGCAACAATCACTAATGACTCTTCACCAATACCGTTAATTCTTTCGTCAAGTTGATCGATACCAGTACACAATCCAGCGATTGCACCGCCCATTTTCATGCGTTCATCTAGTCTATCCAACCAATCACCCTCTACATCGCGGATATGGGCTAATTCTGCTCCTGACGAACTCACAGCGGCATCTTTAAGTGCATTATCTAGTTGTTCGATGATTTCCTCAGCAGGAACGTTTTGATTAACAAGATTACTAGCGTTATTTAATATGGTTGCCAAGTTACGCAATTGAGCGCACTTTTTAACAATAGAAACGTAACCAGGTAAGTTGTAATGGCCGTTAGTTGCCTTGTTCATTTCAGCTAAATAAATGAATCCACCACAATCAGCGATAGTATTACTTTTTTCTAGTTCATCAGTAACCGTTATCAAGTCAGCGTGAATTTTATTTTCAGACATTAATTTTATCGTTCTGAAAACTATCCTGTGAGACATACTATAAAAATCGTCATCAGATAAACTATCTAAAGTTTCACGGCAATTTGTATGCGTTGAGTCTTTCAGCAAAGCGCCAATTATTTGTTGCTCAACTTCTGTATTGTGAGCTGGTTCGTTAGTTGTCATAATTTCCCTCTACTACTTTTAATAAGTTATTTTTGTTTACCAGGAAGTCAAAGGTAGCTGTAAAATCTGTTTTGCGCCCCATAAGAAAATCGATACCTGAAACATAATCAAAATATCTAACCCATGTTTCAATCTTGGTAAAGTCGTTATCTGTTTTTTCCATTTGCTTGATCGTTCCTTTAATCCAAGCTTTTCGCTTATCAGATAAAACCTTTACTTCACCTAACTCTGATAACTTCGAATTGAACTCATCAACGACAAGTTGATATAAGTCTTTATTAACATTGTTTTCATTCTTATCATTCTTGTTAGTTGCCCCTTGCTTGCCCTTGGCTTGCCCCTTGTTTGCCACTTCGCTTGCCTCGTCCTGATATAAATCATAGTTAACCATAGTAAAAACAGTATGTTGCGCCGTACTTATGCTTGCCACTTCGTTGGTCGATTTTAGACGTTTTATTGAAGTGCGAATATTTTTTATTGAGAGGTTAGTCTCGCTTGCAAGTGCCGATATTGAGGTTAATCGCTGCCCCCTTTTAATGTCTATTCCTCGCCATTTATTGTCCTTGTGATTAGCAACGATCAACAAGTGAAGAAATACGCGAGTTGTATTTACATCGTTATACCACTCCCAATCTAATAATTGGCGGTGGAGTTTAACCCAACCTGTACTCATGTTATAATTCCTTTGTTGCTATTAATTAAACGCTTTTGGACGGGCGTTTTTTTATGCCTGTTATTTAGACCGAGCATCATTAATAAGAACCAAGCCAATAGCCTTATCAACATCTCTTGCAGCCATAGCATTAATTTGATTTAAACCTAAGCGCATAGCTGCCCTAGCTACCTTGCTCATATCAGAATCTACCACAGCAGCAGTATCTTTAATTTTTAACGCTTGAGTGTCGCTGAATTGTATACCTAACATTTTCATATTTTTATTTCCTATTCGTAAATGACGAGTGAAGTATTACATATACGTATAAAACAGTAAAGTATTTTATATAGAAAATTATATAATCTTTTATATTGACACATTAAACAAGCCTTGCTATATTTGTTGCAGATAAACAAACCCCACAAACTAAAAGAGAGATGTATGACTGATTCAAAAGATAACACTGGCTACCGTAACACTGGCAACTGTAACACTGGCAACCGTAACACTGGCAACTGGAACACTGGCTACCGTAACACTGGCAACCGTAACACTGGCAACTGTAACACTGGCAACTGTAACACTGGCGACTGGAACACTGGCAACCGTAACACTGGCAACTGGAACACTGGCGACTGGAACACTGGCAACCGTAACACTGGCAACTGGAACACTGGCGACTGGAACACTGGCTATTTCAATACAGAGACACCAAATCAAGTTAACGTTTTTGATGTATTAACAAGTAGAGCTGATTGGATTGACTGCGACAAGCCAGAGTTTATTTATTTTAATTTAACTGTTTGGGTTTCTATGTCGGATATGACACAACTGGAAAAAGACGAAAACCCAACCTACGAAATCACCAAAGGATATCTAAAAAAACTAGATTACAAAGAAGCATTTCAGGCATCTTACAATAAGGCTAACAAAGACGACCGCAAGAAGGCTTTTAATTTGCCTAACTTTAACGCTGAAAAATTCCTTGAGATTAGCGGTATTGATGTTCGCGTTGACACTGAGCAAGAATCTAAAAAGAAAGCGTTAATAGCTAAAGCTCATGAGCTACTAGAGCAAGCTAAAAACACGTAACCCTTAACGTGTATCTGTCAATAATGGCAGATACTCAACTAACGAGAGAATGAATATGGAATATTGGAGTGACTGTATAGAAGAAGCTTTTTGTGATGCTGAAATAACAGCGACTAAAGAGCAAATTGCAACCGTGGTTTCGTGGGTTGATGGTGCACATGAAAATTACGGCATGGCTAGCGGTAGTGAGAACATACCTAATCCGATGAACGCTGAAGTTGACGAACTCAAAAGAAAAATCGAAAGTCTTAAGTCTGCACATGAACGCCAGCTTAATGGAGTAGCTAAAGGTGTGTCGCAAAGACGTAATGTCAGTGCAAATGATGTTTGCATTGATGAAGACGGACTTGTTACATATAAATAAACCCACACGGGGCAGCTAATACCCCACTAACAGCAGTAACGGAGAGAGAATATGAATAACCAAGGGTATTGTCCAACAGGCGCAAAGTGTAGAACATGCGTATTTAAAATGCGTGATTGCGATAGCTTGCCATTCCATAAAATGAAAGTGGTTGAGCGCTGTAAAGTGAGTTTAATTAAAATGGTTGATTGTAGCGAGTACATTGAGAAGTCAGCTAACTAACAGCGCTAAGCGCATAAGGGTAGAGAGAATGAGTGAATACAAAAACGGGCTTTATACTTACTTACCTAGTAAAGATGTCGAGGAACAAATGAGTGCGATTTCTTTACCACAAGTAATAGAAATAATCGAAGGTGAGGTTTGGTTAACAGGTGTAAGTCAGTCATTTGATGTTGATTATGTTGATGCGCTTGGCGCTATCGGTAAAATGGTTATGAGTCAAGAAGGGGTTATATCATGAATATATTAGATTTAGCGGGTATTAGAGCTATTCAAGCGGATAAAATAGTATTGAAGCGCAAAAAGGTTAAGGTTGTGGCTCCTAGACGTCAAACTAGACCAGCGAAAAAGACTCTTGATGCGTTTGTATCAGCATTAAAGCAGAATGGCCCGTTATCGCGTGAGACTATCCAGTTGATGATGTGTGTGACTAAGCCGTTTATATTTGTATGTGCTAAGTATTTAGAAGAAGACGACATTATCATGCGTAGACATCCTGATGGTAAAGGGCCAGGAAAGCCGGTTTTCTTTTCGTTAGTAGGGGATAAAGTCTAATGTTTGCTTATAGGGAATTAAGATTAATTAAGCCTATCGGCTCTGTTGATGATTGGGAGTCGGGCTTTGGATATGATGATTCGGCAGTAAAAAAAGGTAAGGTAATAAAGCAAGCTATATGGGATATATTAAACAAGCTATCCCCTTTATCTGCTGCTGACATTCATAAATACACAGGAGCAAGCAAAGGCTCCATACAAAGATACCTTAAATCTTTACATGGTGATAAGTTGATCGCACTACATAGGGTACAAGTAAATCCATCATCACGACCAACGCATTTTTATACTAAGGTGGCATAATGTTAACACTTAGACAGGCGAACGCTCACAATGAAGAGGTATCACAGTTGCGAGCTGAAATTAAACGTATAAAAAGGGAGTGCGCAAAAGAGCTAGCTAATTCACTGCGGAACTTGAACCGGTATAAAAAGAAAAACTTACTATTACAGGCGCAATTATTATGAAAGATAAATCACAAATACACGGCGAGTCTAACACACCTTTATATCTCGCTATTTCAATCATATTTAATATAGCGCTGGTTTTTATTGTTTTTGTTATGCCTGTTATTTCTAAAGGGGTAGTGTTATGGGGGAGTTAACTATATTTGACAAATTTTACATGTGCACCAAGTCGAAAAAATCTAAAGGTTTGCATATTATAGATTGCCGTCTTGGTTTGTGGGGTGTTTCAGCGCCAACAATAGAGAAAGCGGTTGTCGAGGCTAGGCATTACTTCCTTCAGTGCTTAAGTGATGGTGAGTATAGTTCGATAATTGGCGTTAAAGGCGTAGTTGATACGTTTTTAGCTAACGAGCGTAAATAGTGATTAAGGATTTACTAGTTAAGCTATCTACTTTGTCAGAAGGAAAGAAAGCGCTTGAGGGTTTATTTGAAGAGGACTCAGGCGCTCAGTTTTGGCTTACAGCAGTAAAGCGAGGTAATAAGCGCAGCACTACAGCTAACGCGCAACAGCATCTTTGGTACGCGCAAATAGCAAAGCATTATGGCGACCGTACAGCGTTGGAAGTTAAATCATACTGCAAGGCGCTACTTGGCTTACCGATACTGGTTAACAGCGATGTGCACGGTGATAAGATAGATTTCTTATTAAATAAATTAGATTATTACCGTCACTCTTATGAAAATAGACTAAAGTTAATTCACTGCTTAGAGGTGACTAGCTTATTTAGCACGGCAGAATCTAAAGAGTATATGGAAAACATGATTTTCCACTTTGCTGATTTAGGTGTAACTATAAAATTCAAGGATAAATAATTATGATTAAATCATTCCCGATACATCTGCATATAAACTATTGGTGTTTAGCTTGCTGGGGTGTAGGTGCTGCGATTGCGGCTAGTAATTGGTATTCGATAGTATGGTTTTATTGATATGGCTAAAAGTAAAATAAGACAGTCAGCAAGGGATGAAGATTGTTCATTGCGACTTGGTATGTGTTCAGGTAATGAAACTGTGATACTCGCTCACATTGGCAGGAATCGCGGCATGGGTATTAAGTGTGGTGATAATATGGCGGTATATGCTTGCTCAAATTGTCATGACTTAATTGACGGGAGGGTTGATAATCCGCATCTTGATCTAGATTTAGAGTACGAAAAACTTCGCGCCCTTGAAGAGACTCAGGGTAAATTAATTAGCAAAGGTTTAATGGTGATCAAATGAGTTATAAATTTATATTGCCTATTTACGGTGTAGCCAAACCAACAAAGGCCGCTAAAAACCCACCTATCAACGTTGGTTGGTATAGGAATGTACATTATCGAGGTAGTAACGATGCTAAGATTAAATTTAAAAAGATGATTCAGGAGCAGCTTGACCAATTCGATAAAATAGAAACGCCGATTAAAATCAAATACACCTATTACGCGCAAATGAATAACTCGCCAGACTTAGATAATTTTGTCGGCACCGTTAAAAAGTTCTTTCAAGATGCGTTAGTAGAAAGCGGATTAATCGAAGAGGACAATATTAAATTTATAGTTGCCAGTTCAGAAAGTTATGGCGGCATAGATAAAGAAAACCCCAGAGTTGAAGCTGAGGTTATCTGTATAAGTCGAAGTTAAAACAAATCACGGCAGGTTAACGCCGTGATCATTACAGTGAATGCAGTTGTTAAGCTGCATTTGTCATATCAACCAATCTTATTTTGTAACTCACTAATCTTTTTTGTATTGGCTTCGATTATATGATCCTTTAACGGCTCAGATTCAATGTCTTGCTCTGAGACTATTGCTATTTCATCTTGCAGCTCTTTAATTTTTTTTAATGTTTTTTCCATAATTTCACCCTGTTATTTATCTAAGTATATTAGGAGTTTCAACGTTGTTAACGCCATCACTTATGATTTGACTAGCTCCTAATTGATTTTTGCAAAAGTTAGTGCTTATTGTGTTGTAGTCACCTGTTTTTTGTCTGATAGTTGATATACCTACACCTGTAGACTCAAGAGTATTTAACGATATTATTGATTCGTCTAAAAACCCTAAGACACAACCACTATTTGAACCCGTGCCACCTGCAACTTTAAAGTTGTTACTTGATATGGTACACCTCGATCCATTTAACTGTAATGCGCTTCCTGCACCTTCCTTGCAAGAATTACCATCAACTGCCAGTCTAGCGCACTCAGCAGGATCAATACCTGCCGTTGAACCAATCCTGAAAACGTCAGACGTTGTTGGCAAGCCAGTAACATGAGTTGATTTTACCGATGAGTCATCAAGGGTCTGAAATAAAGCCTTTACAGCGGTCGTTATACTTGCTGATTTTATTTCAACTGTATTATCGTCAATAATAACGCCCTGTGCTTTTCCGTCAAAACCAGACCTAAATGAAACGCTAATAGGCTGTGATAAGTCTCTTTCCGCAACGACTTGACACCCTTTTAGTATGGCGCTATTTAATGCGTAACCGTTGCCTGTGTCAACAACGCGATTTGTTATAGTTATAGTACCGCCAAACGTTTTGTTATTCGATAGGTTATTGTTATCTCCACGGGCCTTAATATCCGTATGCAACCCTATAGCTATATTGTCCGTAACGGTGTTATTGTCACCACTTGATGCATATACACAATGGTTTCCGCAATCCCAAAATATATTATTGGTTGCTGTGCTGTTATTTGTTGATAACCCATACAGGATGCCGTTACTAAAACCATAACCCCTGTTACCAATTGTCTTGCATTTTTCACCATCATTTGCATGGTACATAACAATATCAACGGTATCATTTACAAGGCCTGTAACAATAGAAAAGCCTGAATTATAACAAAAATCAAAAGATGCATCTGACTTGGTTGACTTGACAAAGCAAGGGTTGTTTTCGGTTCGTCCATATTCACAAGAACTTTCATCACCCTGGAAATCAAAGACGTATTTGTTTTGTAATGCCACCTTGTTAGCTAGCACATATGCGGCATCAAGCGCCTTAGCTTTTAATTTTGTTTTTACATTGTCACCAGTAATAGCTATCAGGTCATTAGCTCCAACTGCCTGCCAATCCACCACTAAAAACTTATCAAAAATTATATTTATATCGCTCGCTGATGTTGTGAATACGGTGTTTATATTTGATTCAACATCTACCCTTGCATTCACTCCTAACTCGAAAAGCCTTTTTAATGCTGCTGATGTATCGGTGTCTGTTGCTAACACACCTAAATGACTAGCAAAAGCCTCATTGTTTTTAATGATATAATCAATACTTTGGTTTACTGATGTACTAGCGATTATGTCGAGGTTGTTAGCCGTACCAGTGCCAGCGATAACCTCGAACTTTGCCCCTCTATCCTTTAGGTAAACAATTCTACCAACAGATAATAATGTAGGGTGGTTTTCGTACTCTGTAACAGTATCGAAAGGAATTACACCGACTAGTGCCGAAAACTCTGCCTCATCTCTTGCTAGTTCTGCTGCTACTTGAGCAGTTACACAATCAGCTAATATCGCTTGAAACTCTATTAATTCAGCGCTCGATACAGGTACAAGCGCATTTAAAAGCTCAGGTATACTAGTTGCTGGATTAGTTCCGTTAACAGTTGCAACACCTCTATTTTCGAATTGGCTCTTTCTTACGTCTTTATATTCAACAAGAACAAGTCCAAACTGCAAATCAATGTCATACATCCCATCTGGCGGAATAGTTAAAACAGATACAGCGCCTTGAATTGTTTCGCCTGTTGTGCTTTTGTGCGTAAACCGTATTTTGTCACCAACGGCAAACTCACTGTTCGGGTCTAGTAATGTTCCTGCGAGATTAATAAAAGCCATTTTAATTCCTATACTGTTTGTTTATGTGTGTTTGGTCACAGGTTTTTTCTATCAACTCTATAAGGTATGATTCATCAATCTTTTGCGTACCTTTGTTTTTTAGTGTTGAAACTTCTAGTTTTAGCTCTTTTATTTCTTTATCGAAACGCGCCACTTTTTCGGTTAATGACTCTTGCATTTTAAGCCTCTTAATTTATGGGTGATCACCTGCACCGTTGATATATCTCGCTGGTGTATCACCAAATAATACCACAGTTGCACCATTGTCTATAATTCCACTACCTGAGCCACCACCTGGACCGCCTAAACCGAATGTACCAGGAAAGCCCGTACCGTCATCGCCATCGGCTCCATCCAAACCCCAATTAGCACCAGTACCACCACCGCCCGCATTACCATCACCAATACCGCCACCACCGCCACCACCAATAATGTCGCCGTTTGACCCATTGGTTGCACTACCTAGCGCAGCACCGCCAATTCCCGGATTTCTACCTGCACCACCACCGCCGCCACCACCAGGGCGATTACCGGATTGAACAACACCACCACCGCCACCACCGCCGCCACCAGGAGCGCGAATATAACCATCTGCTGTTGGAAATGATGCTGAGGGAGTTACCCCGCTGAAATATATGTCAATATCAATACTGGCTGATCCTTCAAATACAACGCCACCTGACGAGCCACTTAATCCATTATCTAAACCAGCTTTACCGTCACCACCATCACCGCCCGAAGCTTGGCAATCAAAACCGTTTATCATTATTATGATTAGCTTAGAGCCAGCAGGAAAGCCGCCAGCACTAATAGCAACATCACCGAACGAGTAAGAGCCATCTAGTACAAAAGTTAATTCAATAGGTTGCGAAGGAGCGCCAGCAAGTATGTATAAATTAGCAGAGCCAAGCGGTTCATTTAATAATATTTCACTGCCACTATTGAATGCTGCTTCATAGGTTAATACCTTTACATCGTAAGTTCTCCCGCCTTTATACTTAGGTGTAATTCTGGTTACTTGACCTCTAATATTACCAGACGGTAAGCCGTAAATACCTTGATCAACAGTGGTATTTAAATCAACAACATCACCAACATTAAAGGTTAAATACCTTTCATCTGCTATAAACGGTCGTTCAAATGGCGTAAATTTAAACCGACTAACATAGCGTTGGGTTAATAAATCAGCCGAATCTTTGCTGAGTAAAAAGTTATTATCAAATAATTTATCTTTGTGTTTAGTGTAAAGCTCAGGGCCTATCAATGTATCGTCTGAAAACTGCGAGCCTTTACTAAAGCTTGTTGTATCATCAGAACTGGCTAAGTTGTTTTTATCATAGATTATTAGCGCCCTAGTAGCGCGTAGAGACTCTTTAGCGATTCGTTTGATAGAGTGTGCGTTTATCTCTTTACCCTCAGTAAGCGCGGCTGTTGACTCTTTCCAAACACTAATAGCTGATAGTCTCGCCTTGTTCTCTGTCACAGAAAACCATAAATCCATTAAGAAACCAGTTAGTATGCGATTAATAACATCGTTTACGCTTTCTGATTCGCTATGCAATGTATTTATTTTATCGTTTGCGTGCCATTCTGCGACCTCTGCTGCCCACTCTGCCGCAGGTATTAGTCCTACAGGGAAGTCAGACTCAACAAGTACTCGAGTTAACAACGAGTCGATAGTTTCATCATCCGACACATCACAAATAAATACTTCATCACCCGCGCTATGATCGTCAGCTTCAGTTATCGTTAATACTTCCGTTGATACTGGTGCTATTATTGACGACCCGCGAGGCTGCACATTAAGCTCGGCCGTGTTAGTTAGGTTGTTTGATACACTGTTAACCTGTAGGAATTCATCACCTATTCGAACGGCGAACACTGAAGAGTAATCAACAAACTCATCAACAGGTATGGCAGATACAGCGTTATCAATGTCTTGCCTTAAAAACCCACCCTGAGTAATCGGCCAAGACTTTTCGCCAAGGTTGACCAATGATAAAACGTCTTTACACGCAACGTTCCAAGTGTAATCTTTGTTAAGTGACAATGTATCAGTTAAGTAGCATCGAGTTTGCGCACCATTAGCAAGATCCACACTGCCATCAGGCTGTATTCGATAGAGCTTTAATCGTACGGCTTTGTTTTCAAATATCTGCCTTGCTGATAGCTTTCCTAAAAATGTGCCTTGATTTATTACTGTATCGGTAACGCCGGGAGCGCCAATATTCGGATCTTGTTTTCTAAAATCCTTCAGTACCAATGATAAAGATGATCGGCTTGATAAACCATTACCAGGCTTTAATTCTGTTGCAGTTTCCTTTATTGATATGATACTTCTATAAATAGGCTCGCCATTAATCGACGGTAAGACTACCGGGCAATCAATATTAGTGAAGTAATAAGTTTTATACTCACTAGTCCAGGGTTGGTCACACGTTAAAGGCGTGCCCGTACCCTGACTGCCACCAATAGTGCAAGCACCAGTAATTACAGGTAAGTCAATTTCAAGAACTTCAAAGTGCTCTTGATTTCTCATATCCTGTGTAGCTTCAAAAGTTGCCATTCTATAACCCGTTAAATACTGTGAATTTCAATTTTATCATATCTAGCTTTCTTGTTTGAGCATGAGCATTAGCATCAAATGCAGGGTCAAAACAAATATAACTAGACTCTGGCTTATCGGTAACTTCTTTAATGAAGAATGGTTCGTCAAATGCAAAATCGATAAAGTCCTGCCATTCATCCTGAACAAAAGAAATAGCTTCGTTAGGCAATGACAAAGTACCTTTTAATGATTTCTTTTTAGTTAACGATGATACTGGACCAACTTGAAAGTTAGTAGTAGTGCGCTGAACGGTTGGGCGGTTTAACCAATTACGCTTATATCCTGCTTGCTCGCCAGTTGCTATCGTAAGGTGTTGACCAGCAGCTATAAAGCTAACAGTCATTTGAAAGTTGTTAGGTACAGTAATAAACTTAACAATCAAATTAGTGAAAGACATACTTGAAAAGGTAAACATTACATTGTTGTTTCTTTTTAATGCAACGCTATCGATTAACATAGCTCCATCATATAACTCAATAGATGCTGGTGCAGGAGTTGCCGCCGTATGCCCTGATATGCCAACGTAACTAATATTAGTTTGCGCGCCATAGTCAACTTGAAAGTCTCCTACAGCAGTTCCGCAAGTATAGGTTAATGAATGGTCTGAGCTAGATATATTCGATGCAACTTCATTAGTACCAGGGTCGGTTACTACTGGAGTTTGCCCCGTTAATACATTAGTTGCTGATATTGATAATGCCATTATGCGCGCCCTTCTGTTTGTGCTTTGTTAAATGCTGCCGCGATAGCATCAATTAAATCATCACCTGAATCAGTGCCAAAGTTAATAGTGACAGCCTGTGAGCCACTGGCGCTTGAATCAGAAATATCAAGGCTAGATGTGTCTTGCTCGAAATCTGACTGACTTGTTGGTGTTGGTGCTGATGCAATTGATGGTACACTGCCGCCACCCTTTGAAGCGCCAAGTATCGCCGCAATCTGAGCAGCACCCATGACGCCAGTTAATGCGGCACCAGCGTAATCCTGTGATGCTAAAGCCTTTGTAACACCTGTTGCGGTGTTTACTAATGCAATACCAGCGCTCACAGCCTTATTGTCTTCAAATACGAAGCTTGCAAGTGCTATTGAATCATTTGCAAATTGCTGCTCCCTTGCTGCGTTCTGCTTTGCAATCTTACCATCAAGCTTATCTTGCTTTAATTTATCCTTATCAAGTTTTCTTTGCTTTTTCTCTCTTTCTTTTTCAGCCTTTTGTATGGCGTCCTGTTCTTTTTCCATCGCAGTTAGCTTTATGGCTAACTGAGCATCTTCGAACTCTTGCAATAACTCAAGCTTTAGTTCATTACGCTCAGCGATGTTTTCAATTTCAACATCAAGCAATGCATTTTCTTCATCAAACTTCTTTTGCAATAATTCTTGCTCGGTCTTAAAGCGATCCTTTATTGCTTCAACCTCACGATTAATCTTCTTTATCGTTGGGCTTTCTTCGTCATCACCACCTGTACCACCCGCGCTATCTTCTTCGGCTATAGTGGGTACGACTAAGTCTTTACCTATTCTTTCGGCGCCTTCTTTAACGTCAGTAACTAGCTTTTCAATAACCTCGCTGGTTAATTTTGCACGTTCTTGTAATACACCTGTTAACGTATCCGTACCGTTAACCATGTCAGTAACAGCGGCTTGAGATATTTCAAGGATATTGCCCCAACCAGTGGCGATTAAGCTAAACACATTACCGGTAGTTACTAGGAATTCAGTAGTGACCTTTATTGCTCTTGATATTTCTTCCGCATAATCAGCAACAGCTTGTCTTGATTCGCCGCTCAACTTGGTTGTCATCTTGTCGAATTCAATACCAACAGCGGTTATTTTATTTATATCTTCTTGAGTTAGTGCGACATTCATAGCATCAAAATCATCTGTTAATGCTTTTAATGCTGAAGAGCCGTCTTTAAGTAAAGGGATTAAATCAGTGGTATCGGATGCCATACCCTCAAGAGCAAATGACATTTGACCAGCAGATATGCCGCCTTCATCCATTCGTTTAACCATTTCCTGGAGTACATCTGTACCGCTCATTTCTTCGAATTCGTTAGCTAATGATTTGGCTTCGGTAGCAGTAAGCCCCATAACGTCAGCGAAGTCTTGAAACCCGCCGCCGCCCGTGGAAATAAACTCTGAGATTTTCTCGTTGGTATCTTTGCCAATATCACCAAGCTTTTCAAGTGACACGCCGACAGTGTTAGCAGCAAAAGCCAATGCCTGCATCTTCTCGATGTTTTCGCCGTTTCGCTTGGTTGCTATTTGTAATTCTTTAGCGTATTGGACTGTTTCAGTTATTAGTGCTGCGGCAGCTACAGCGGCAGCAGTTAATGCAACAGCTGCTCCCTTGGCTACACTGGTGAATTTCTGTAGCTTAGCGTCAGACTTAGAGGTTGTGCCGCCCAACTTGTCCAGCTTGTTATCTGTTTCAGTTAACGCTGAATCTAGTTGCGCAGTATCTGCACTTAACTTAACTATTAATTTTTCGCTAGCCATTCTCTAGAAGCTCCGTTTAGTTTTCTTTCAAAATTAAGCATTATAGATAGGTCTGTAGTGCTACTAGTTTCTTGGTTAGTCAAGTGCATCAACTCAACAAAGTCTAACTTCCACGCCTCGGACGGCTGTATTTTTAATTCATTTACTGCATGCTTGAACCAATGCCAATAATCAAATTTAAATTCGTTATGCTTACCAGGTATTAGTCCAAGATATCCTTTTTTTTTACGTGTATATTTTCGTTTATATATCGATTTACTTCCATAGCAATTCCGACAATAACAAGCGGGTAAGGCTCACTTAAATCATCATCACGACTTGATTGCACCCACGACACGCGAAAGGTGGCATCTTGAAACTCTTCAAGAGTTGCGTGACTTTCCTTATCTGTAATCGACATAAATAAATGGCAAGCAACCTCTCTAGAATACAACTTACTTAATTGAGTAAGTCGGTCTAGTATAGAGGCATCTTTTAACTCTGTGAACTTATGTATATATCCCATAAGTACAGGATGAAGATCAAGCCCTGTCGCATCGGTAAACCGCTTGCAAGAAGCAAGCGACATACCATACGAGTAAGACTTATAAGCAAGCTTAAATTCCATTATGTTACCGCTGGAGTATGAACTACAGGACCAGATGAATTAAATGAAATTGTTGAAGTTACAGCAGCACCCATACCAAGAGTATCACTTAACCCGGTAGGGAAAAACATACCTTCAAATTTTTCATCTGTCGCAGAATCTGAAACATAAGTTAAGGTATAAGTGTCAGGGGTGCCGCTTAAAATATCACCTCTAACCTTTCTAAACTGAGTGTCATCATTGTAAATGAAGTCACCAGAGAAGATGTGTTGTTTTGTTGCGTTTTCACCAGCCAAATATGTAACAGCATCACCGTTTGATTTATTTGATGTTTCAATTAGTGTGCCGCCGTAGGTATGGGTTAATGAACCCTGTCCTACGATTTCACCCGTTGAGTCTTGAACTATACACGCCGTGCCGTTAATTTCGCCTGAACTAGCCATGGTATTACCTCGTTGAGAATGTTAAATAATTAATTGATATGTCACGCTGATACCATGCCTCACTTTCAGAGCCAGTGTTAACAGTGCTTTCTAATGCCTGAACCGTCTGTGTAGTATACACCATTTGCGTGTTGTATTTAAATACTGATATTAATTCGTCAATTGCCAGTAATTGAGCCTCATCAAACTTATTACTGTTTAGTGCGACAAATACGCTAACCTGAAAGATTCCACGCTGTTCATCACCAGAACCTGACGTCTTGCCCATAGATACAGTTGTGGCAGGTATAAAGTAAGCCGCAAGCCATAATGATTTATTGGCAGGGTCGAATTTATAGTTCTCAAAAGCTACGTCATCACCAGTTAATCCAGTTGGTAAATTATTAAGCAAGTGAGTTGTCATAGCTCTTTTAGTTTGAAAATAACTCATAGTGACCTTATTTTATTTTGCATTTGGATTACTGTCTTTCTGACCCATCCGTTAGGGGCTTGTTTGCTAAACCCATTAATTGATAATATCTCAAAGCTTTTTGAGCGCTTAATATATGATCCTTTTTCAACTGGTGAAGGAAAGCCACCATATTCAAGTACGCCTATATAAGGCAGATTGTTAGTAAAGAATATAGTATTGTTCAATACATCTTTAGGCATCTTACTCGCTTGACTTAATGAACCGACACCACCAACACTTGAACTCGTTGTAATCTTATTTGATGGTGCACCCACTGATAAAAACCAGTTATTTCTTGCCCTGCCTGAATCAGCTGGAGTATCCTGGACAATATTCTTTAGTCCTGCCAAATAAACACCGCGAACATCATCATTAGCAACATCAACTAAATCGTCTATAGCTAAATCTAAATTAACGCGACCTATAAGCGGCATTATTTAACCCTTACCTGTGGCATGTAAACAAGTACATCACTAGTTGGTGCTGCTTGCCCTAAATCAATTACAGTGTATCTAGTGCTACCTTGCTCGATAGTATTACCGACTTCTATTACAACAGTATTATCACAGACTAACTGTCTATCACCTGCAATGATATTGCCGCCGATTAAGCTTTGATTATACTCTTTGAATATAGCGTTAACTAATTCAACAGGGCTCTCAGTAACGACAGGCGGGTTAATTGGAGTATTGCCGCCCGTGTTGATCATCTGAATTAAAAATACTTTCTCGCTAGATGCTGAGCCAGTTTTATTAATCGCCTTGGCTAAACCCTTTCTGATTTTAGCTTGTATGTTAGCGCTACCCATTATTTTTCTCTGTACTCTATTGCAGGTAATATCATAGTAACTGTTGCTGTTGCCACCTCGTTATGGTGAGCGGTCAGAAGTAAATCAATCTCACCACCAACACGTACACCGTCAACTTCGATAAACATATTCTTACCGTTTATTGCTTCGCCTGGCTTTCCTATTATTACTATTTTAGTAGTCATTAGATTCAACCTTGTTATTTAATTCTGCCCATACAATTAACTTAGTACGCAAAGGCTCTTCTATGCAATCACTATCATCATCAAGCATGTTTAAAAGCTCACTAACTGGCTTTGTATCTGTAACCCTAATATCCAAGGTTAGCTTTGCCATTAGCCTAAGTAACCCATGTTGTCGCGCGATAAACCGCCACCAGTGCCACACGGTGAAGCTTGAAACCCTGCTTTAGTTAGCGGGTAAAGTGAATTGTAAACACCTTGTATTGACGGGTTGGTTGATTGGCGCGAACCGTCTTGATAAGTTTCAGAGTAAACACCGGTAACATTGAAACCTGATAACCGCTCACCAGTATTGACGTTATTAGTTTCCGCACCTGAATTGATAGCGTCACTAGCGTATAGCTGAGCTAGCTTAACTTCATTGGGGATTACATCAGAATCAACGGGGAAGCAGTTATTAAGCACGTTAGAACGCGGATAAATACCCGTTTGCACTGCGCTAATGCGTGAGCCTTGTAATGTGCGTTCGCGTTGTAATAAGTTTAAATACCCTTGGCGTAATACTACTTCTGCCTCGGTATCATCAGTTGGTAATGTTAGGCCATAGTTAACAGCTAATGCCCTTGCATCGATTAATGATGTAAAACTATCTGCGTCTGGTATGACTGCGCCTGTCTCTACGATTAAAGTCATTTGATTACGTCCTATTGTTTAATAGTTACATTATAGCATTATTGATTGGATTATTAAATTAAGACAATAAGTGTTGACTTGAAACGGATATGCGTTACACTTGAGTTAACTTAATGAGAGGGTTTAATAATGAATAACAAGAAAGCAAAGCAGCTTATAGAAAACGTAACGCCTAACCCAGATAAGGGCTCATACTTACCATTTAACATATTCCCGTGGGATGTTGACTTTATGTGCCCGTGGGATGTTTGTGATATTAACAAAGCAAAAAGAACAATGTTAAAGCTCACCAAGAGATTTAGCGCTGATTTTGTTGTCGAGGTTAAAGGTACACTTAACGACTGTGAGGCGGACATGATTTTGGGCTTCACTAGATGTAAAGTTGGTTCTAACGAGTCAGATGTCGATGATGATGATATCGGGTGTTATTTCATAGATGAACAGGAAAATGGCGGGTATGGCGGTGATTCATATTCAGGGATTGGCTATATTAAGGTAAGCAAAAAAGATTACCTTAAATTCTCATACTCAATGTAGTGCGGAGCAAGAATTGAATGACTAAATTAATAGACTGCCCAGTATGCGGCAAAGAAGATCAACCTGTGCGCGAGGATGCAAAAGTATGCTGTTCATCGTGTCGGGTTAAACAATGGCGCATTAATCAGCGTAAAGCACAATACTACATGATGGTAGCGGGTTTAGATAACAAGGGGAGCAATGATGAATCATAATTACAAAGTGTCGCCTGTAGCAATCAAGTTAATAGAAGAGGTGTCTAGGTGGTGCCTACTCAATAGTAGCGCTACATTTAGTTGTTTTTATGAGTATAGTGCGCATGTTGGAAGTTTTGAGGTTGCGATATACCCTTATGGCTGGAAGGCAGACAAAGGCAATATATTTAATTTTGAGTTTGATGTCGCTGGACGTAACTATGACGAGCAAAGACTAAAGGATGATATTGAAGAGTTCATGTCCGACTGTAACAAGATAAAAAAGGAATCGAACAATGAAACATAAAATAAAAATACCGCTATACGGATGCACTATATCCTTTTTTACATCTAAAGAAGAGTTAGAGAAAGCGACAAAGATAGAAACGGATTATCAATTCATTTGCATTGATAAAATAGAGGAAGGGAATATATTTATATTAGCTTCTGATTTATGGGGAAGCAATACAGAGGTAAGCTTTCTAAGATGCATTAGTCATGAGTGCAATCATGCAGCGATGTGCATACTTGGCCATGTAGGAATAACATTCGACTTTGACAATCAAGAGGCGCTTTGTTACCTACAAGACTTTATATTTTCTGAAATAATTAGTGCGCTTTGGAAAGAAACAAGAAAGACAAGAGAACAAGTTAAATCAAAAGGAGAAGAGTGATGGCTAGATGGGAATTGCTACATTCGTTTAAGTGTTGCGATGTATCAGGCGGTGAGCTTGATGTTTACGATAACCAAGGAGTTATAAGTTTTGAATCTGAAAGCTGTAGCGATGAAACAGTAAGTATTTACTTATCAGCTAAAGACGAAGTCATTCTACTAGGATTATTAAACAAGCGAAACAAGGAACAATGAACAAGTACAATAAAGTCAGCATATGCGCGTTAGTTTATATAGCTGTATTGATTGCAACATTTTAATAATTGGAGAGAGTAATGAAAGATTTAAACGTACATGTATTGATGGCGCAAGGCTGGATACTTAATCCTGAGAAGTACACTCAGAAACAGCTAAAAAAGAGCGTAAAGGATGCTTTTGATGCTGCTTGTGCTGATAATGATCACGCTTCTACTGTAGCTTATAATGCAGTTTATGCTGCTTTTTCTGCTGCTTTTTCTGCTAAAGCAGGTATGGGTGCTGTGTTTTTTCATACTGAATACTGGATAGAAGAGTACTTCAATTGTACAGATTCAAACAAGCAAGATTATATTGACGCTTTAAGTGGTGATGTAAAAACTACAATGGACGCTGTGAAGTTTCTTCGTCCTTGTAAGGTCGAGAACACTAGTGAAGGCATTTACATTGGCTCATTCCCGCCAGTTTACACGCAAGAAATGGCTGATAATGGAGTACTGCCTAGTGTTGGTATGATGGCTGTAGACAAAAGAAACAATTGTGAGTATGAAATATTACTACCTGCTGACATTAACGGTTATTACGTTCTTACTGGTGGTGATGGAGGCTATCACTGTGCGCCTTTAAAATACCTAGCACCTATCGATCAACGCACCGATAAAGAAAAGGCTATTGATGATTTGCATTCTAAGTACCCTTATAAAACAGGAGGGCAGCTACTATCGCTAGCATACGATAAGTGGGTGAAATAATGATACCTAAAAAACTAGAAGCAGAATTTGGAGGCAAGTTATTGATGATTAAGATATTGATACTTCAAATGCTTGCGTTGGCGCTTGGTACACGGAGAAGAAATGATGGATGGTAGATTGCCAGTGCTTAGCACACTGAACGGTACGCCTGTTGAGGTTGATTCTCGCTTGCCACTATCTAAAGTTGCGGCTTCTTGCCTTCAAAAAGATAAGCACGTTGTTAACCGTGAGTTTTTTGTCGGTGTTGACAATATGGTTTGGGGTTACTTTGTCGATATAGGGTATTTTAGTCGTAAGATTTACCTATCTGAAAAGGCATTTAACAAAGTAAAGGCGACTAACGCTAATAAAATCTCCATCATGAAGAAAGAAGCCTTTCGAGGTTAAACTGACACCACCCGAAACTAGCCAGCCTAACCGCTGGCTTTTTTATAGGTTCTAGGAAAATAGCCGCCAATCTCACGAAAGGCGGCTTAACTTATGTACTAATTATTGTTATCCCCACACACTGAGCCAAGCAAAGGCTAATGCTGCACCCGTTGACCCTGTTATAGTTACTGCTACATTATTATCTTTAGCGCCCAAATATCCGCTTATAGGTGCTGTGTTAATCACAACAGTATCACCCGCAGCTACAATAATATCCTTGCCTAATGATACATCGATAGTTCCATAACCCTTACATTCGATACTAGTTTGACCGTCTCCTAGTAAATTAATAGTTAATGCGCCTACCTCGTTATTCTCAATAGTTAACGTCTGCTTTAATGTTACAAATGCAAAGAAGTGTGGCCCCGCGTTTAAGTCTAAAATGTTCGGGGTTAAATCTGTTACCTCTGCTAATAGAGGTTTGTTTGCTGTAAATGTTGCCATATTAGTTCCTTATGGTGTTGGTATTAATCTTTCAACTCGCATTACTGCACAAGGAACATTACTCCATGTACCAGCGCCTTCATTTGTTGGGATAGTTTGAAATAACCCGCCGCTATTGTTCCCTGAGTTATCCCTCATTACCTGGGTGTTAAGTGTGGTGCCTTGAGGAACGTTAAACCAGTTATCAATATCTATGTATCGTAAATCATCAGAATTACCAAGCTTAACACCAACCGTCCTACCAAGCTGCACACCATTAATAAGGAATCTAAATAATACTTCTGACGTGCCACTAGCTCCGGTTCGTCCGAATTGGAATACAACTTTTATACGGTACAGACCACCAGTGTTAAAGGTTAGCATTCCGTTTACGTCCATTTGAACGGGATCGCCACCAGTACCGATGGCCGCGCCAAATTCAACATTTATAGCATTTGCTATACCTAACCCAGCTGGCTGTTGGTCTGCTGATAAGCTAATACCCTCGATAAGCCTTTCTATTGCGATGTCTGTTGTTGGGTTAAACGAGCCGCCAGTAGTCGCGGTTAATATATTTTCTAGTAATTCATTTCTAATGCTCATTTGTCATTTCTCCAATGAGTAGACGAGTTAAAGCGCTAATAGCCAATCGGCTAAAAGTTGATTTCTATTGTGTGGGTTGGTTACTGTGCCGCCTACAGCTAAAACTATATCGGCGAGTATTTCATTCATTGGGCGCATAGCTATCCCTCTAATCCATGTGAGGGAGGCTATAAATACGAGGGAGTATTGTGAGGGAGGTTGTATTGGGTGGCTAGCTAGCCTATCAGTCCCTCAACTGATAACTCATTATAGCATTATATGACAGGCATAAAAAACCCCAACTTAATGGGGTTTTATTTAGTCTTCTGACTTCTTCTTTTTAGGCTTTGGCTTTTCGTAAGGCTTAAATCTAATATCTAAGATTTTATCACCTTTAGCCATATGCTTAGCCTTTTCTTCTGCACTAACAGGGTGCTTTAAATAGACTGTAGACATAAATCACCTATAGGTCAGCGTCAGCTACCGTTAACGTACCAAGTGAGTGCTTATTACTTGTCACTGCGATATCCCAGTTGGTGCCTGTGAATAACTCAGCATCAGTAGGGCTTGAACCGCCGTTAGCAATATCCCAAGCGAAACCTTTAAGTTGTAAACCAAAGGTATAATCAGCTTGCCAAGTAGTTTCGATGCGCTTGTTGCCGTTGTTAGTATCCATGTTAGTGATGATGTCACTTGAGTTACTAACGACAATACCACCAGCAGTAACAGATAAAACCTTAGTCTTGTTCGGAGTACCAGCAACGTATAGCGCTGGAATATCTGAAACAACAAGGATTTTGCCAAGGATTGAAACAACAGTTACATTAGACGAAACAAATAATTGCTCACCGTTAGCAAGAGCTTTATCAATCAATGACTCTGAACCGCTAGAATGCATAATGTCAGCAGTAAGCATACCTTGCATATCACCAAACTTGAAGTGACCAGCGTTAAGTGCTTGCTGAGATAAGCCAGCGGTAGCAGATACATCGTTAACCAATGCAGCAATATTCTCTACAGCAGCAACAGCAGCACCGACAGAAGTGTTCAATTGGTCAGCGAGTAACGCATCTGAGAAACCTTCAGAGATTGCCATGATAGCAGACTCAGGATTTTCATTAAGGTAAGTAATTTGACCGGGTTCGAAGATAACTGGACCAAAACCACCAGCAACTTTAACGCCTACAAATTCACCTTGGGAAAGGGTAGTTGCAGATTGTGAGCTGTTAGCGATGCCACGGTCAACTCGACGTTGTGCGCCAGAGATTGATTGGAAGAAGGATTCTTTCGTGTAATTACCTGCCCAAGCGTTAGTGTTTAATACGATAGTACCACCAGAGGCAGCGTTAAAAGCATCTAGTTTCTGACCTAAAAGCTCGATAGTAGTTGTGTAGATCTCTGTGTCATACACTTGCATGTTTGATAAAGCCATGTTGATTCCTTAAAGTTTTAATTAAAGCCCAGCTTGTTTTAAGCGTTGGGATAGTTTTGATTGAACTGTGTTACCGTCATTAGAAGCACTACTTCTTGACTGGGTTGTGTTAGCCCCACTGGAATCAACACCGTTTAAAATCTTTTTAAATTGAGGTTGTTCGCTAGCCCAGCTTTTGAACTCCTCAACGTTATTAGCAACCACTTCACCATTACTTTTGAAAGTGGTTACTGGTTGTTGTTGGTCATTATAACCAATTTCTAGCATGTTTGACAACTGAGCCTCTGCAAGCCCTTTATAGTCATCATGGATTAAACCTAACACTTGACTTAATACCGCACCTTTATCGCGTGATAATAAAGCGTCTTGAGCAGTCTTAGCCAAACCGTTAGCATTAGCTGTAGCCTCTGCAAGCTGTGTTTCGTAGTGAGACTTTAAGCCTTCAACGTCACCAGCTAATTTTAATCTGTCTTCTTCAGCCTGTGTTGCAACTTGTCGCGCTTGCATTAAAGCAACATCAGCATCACTTACACTTTGCATGGCTGTTTTCTTTTCGCCAAGCAATTCGTTATTCTTGTTCACTAGGCCAGTAGTAGCCGCATCAATACCCGTTTGATGTTGCTTCATAATTGCCGATACTTGTTCTGGTGTAAATGTAATGCCTTCGATTGTAGTTAAATCCATGATGAACCTCTAGTCCAGTAATTAAAGCAGCCACTAGCCGCCAGTTTGTTTGCGCAATATAGCGCCTAATTCATTATCTTTCTTTTTCATATCAGCTATCGAAATGGGGTTGCCAAGTGAATCAATTGTTGCATTTGCGAACTCACTCGGGTTATTCATCTTTCTAAAAGCCTTGCCCATAGTTGGCCCAAGTATATTATCTTGGTCAGCAGCTTTGAGAGACTTCATTTTATCATAGTATATGCCCTCACTACTAACTGGTTTAGGGTCGCGCTTTCCATCAACTTCAAATGATGACGCTCGCTTAGTATCTGCATCATTCAAACTAAACCTTTCATCAACTTCATACACTAATGCTGTTCGGCAATTAATATGCAAAGGAGGCGTGAAGCTTGATAGTTTAGGCGAATCTTTAGGGATAAACTTTTGGTCTAAACTTCTGCATTTCTGTGATGTGCGCGAATCAACCACCGATATTAAGCGATAGCCTTTTAATACATCATCGTTTTGATCAACAAACTCTATCCTGGCTGTATTTGCATAGTGGTTAACCCCGGTAATAGCCACTGACTTAGCTGAACGATGAGCGCGGTTTAATAGGTTTTTACTAACTGTGCTTTTCTCTAATCGCATTTGCTTGAATACATTGGCCGCTATCTCGTCAATATTTTGACCTGTAACAAATCCGTTTTGCACTAAAGCATCAATCTCATCAGTCCATTTACGCCAATAGTTTGACATCATGGTGTTGTAAGTTGTGTATGCTGATTCACTTAATTGAATAGGTGTAGCAATGGCGATAGCATTAACCTGAGCCGCACTAGGTACGATAGATTCAAAGTCATCACGTATTACTATCTTGTTAAGAGCACTAGCAGCAAACTCAGCCTCGTTGGTTCCTATCTCACGATTAGACTTCTTAAGTCCGGTAATATAATCCTGTAAATGACCGCGCGATGCTTCATCAATAGCCTTTGTAATAGCCGCTTGATTAGCTGCTGTCTTTGGTCTATCACGATACACGTTAAATATACGCTGCACATCTTCCTCGATTAAACGCAAGAAGGGTATTACATCGTTGCCTTGAGTAGCACCAACACGCTGTAAAAATACTGTGTGCTGGCTATAGACCGTTGTTAGTATCTCGTTAGGCATTATTCAGTCTCGTTGATTGATGATGCTTCCTGTGCTGCCAGAGCCTTTGCCTCGTCTTCTGCGACACCTTTAATCTCTGCGCTATCCTTTTCAGCTTCAGCCTTTAACGTTTTATCATCTAACTTGGTAAAGCCAACCTTGCGAGCTGTTTCCCATAATGTAGCTTTAGGTAATACGCCGCCTTGAACCATTTCCATCTGCTTAGTAATCATTTCAGGTGTCATATCATCCGTAATGAAATCAGTGTTAATCTTATACGTTGACTCTTTAGTCTCACCAAGGAATTGAGCCGCCCATTCTAAGCACTGCTCGATACCTTCAGTTACATTAAATGATATCCGCTTAAGTACAGACGTTGAAGCATTCGAGTCTATACGTTTAGCTGTTGCTGTTTCGTTTGATGTGTTATCGGTAACTAATTGAGCGCCTAACATAACCATTCTTTGTTGGTCACGCTCCATTTCAGCAGGGATTGCACCTGTAGCCTCTAATTGTAATAGCTCGACCTTATCATTAGCATTAAATAAGTTACGGCCTTTTGCGCCTACATCTAAACCATTAGGGTTCAACTCTTGAAACTCTTTAGGGTTCATATCAGTAAACACGTTAGTCATGCCCTGCCCATGATAGTGTAAGTTGTCGCGGTTATCACAATCTAAAACAAAGTGGCCTAGGTTAGCATTAGCTAAATCATACAGTGGTACTTTTGAGTATTCAGGGGAGTTGCTATCAGCACCGAAGAATTGAAAAGGTATTTCAGTTAGCGCTTTACCGTTAGCAAAAGGAATTACACTCTCGCCGACCATTTCTTTTTTATCATTGAATAGCTGGTTATTATATTTACCGTCAATCATAATTAAGCGGCGAATATACTTAACCTCTTCATAGTTCCATTCATCTTTTTTCTCGCTGCGAACCTCTAACAATCTAATTTCATCAACTGAATTAGAAGTACCAGAAACACGGAAGTATATAATTTGCTCAGCATTGTATTGAATGAATCTCGGGGCATTGGCTGGCATCTGCATTTGTGCCTGTGTTAAGCGCTGCTCATTAGATGGCATATCAACCAAGATACCGTAGCGACCTACAGAATCGACCTCATCAACAACAGCTTGTGCGACTTCACGCAACCCACTACCAGCACCATCAGCATTCTTTTCTAAGTAATCAAGCTTAGGAGCCAATTCAACTTCTGGCTCTTTACTCCACACCATGCCGCCTAATGATTCATGTGTGCGGCCTGTAGCGTTAAAGAATCGACCTCTTGACCAGTATGATTTAACACGTAAAGCATTAGCCTTATTACAAGCGTGTGCTTGCTGTATCTGCGCATCAGTGCCGAATATTGGGTATTGCTTATATTGTGGCCCGGGTAAGCAGGTGACTATTTGTAATACTTTATACTTGCCAGCAATCGCGGCTCTAACTTCCTGCCATAGATTAAACTGTTCTTGATAATTAGTATCACCACTAAGAAAGTTATCCGTGGTCTGTGTGTTGTGCGCCATTATGAAAGCCTTATATGTTAGTTGGTTCATTATAGCATGAGGTAAATTAATTTAATAATTAGGTTGTATTGTACAAGTTATTTAGCTATTGTTGTACAAGATGATTAACAACGAGAGTAAATTAATATGCAGAATATGAAGCTTCAATATACCTTTGCGCTACCTGAGGGCAATAACGGAGTTATTACGGAAATGTTCGCGCAAGGATTTAATTACCACACCTACAATAAAGATGGTGATGTAGTTAAGGGTCAGCAATACATGCTTAAATCAGATTTTTACAAGGATAATAAATAACATGAGTGAAGCAAATAGATTATTAATGATGTTTGTCAAAGATAGTTACAATTCAGCGAATGGAAAGCCAACCAAGAAAACAGCAATAGCATTAATGAAGTTTGTTGCTAATAGCCCATCACTACAGTGTTTAGTTAATAACGGTAATCATGCTGCTATACTAAATTACAAGCCCGAAACGACACCTGAAGGGATGCAACTTGTGAGCGAGGAGGCTATTGCTTACTTATATGATCAGTGGCCGTCAGCATACAAAGAGTTTTACGCAAGACTTGAAAGTAAGGATCAACATGAAAACAATTAAATACTCTAACGCCCGCCAAACACTACGAAAGGTTATTGACGATTGCGTTAACAATAACGAGCCTGTGATTATTGAGTCTAAGGCTAATGATGTGGTTATCATCAGTAAAGCTCAATACGATAAAGATAAGCGCGAGCTATACGAACTCAAAGCGACATTATTTAATAAAACTCACAACGATAACACTGTGCTACATGAAAGCTTAAATTACCTTAACAAATAAAATCAATGGAGATAAATCATGAACAACGGACAATTACCAGCAGCACCATTACATAACGACGAGTTAGTAAAAGCATTTATGGAGGTTGAGCAAGTGGCACCCAATGGCTTAACCAAGCGTGAACACTTCGCGGGCATGGCAATGCAGGCGGTAATTTCATCACCTCAGTCAGACTTGAGAGATAGCGATGTAATTGCAAAAATAGCATTGAGAATGGCAGGCGCACTACTAAAGGAGCTAGCTAAATGAACATCTCAATAGAAAACATGCGAACAATCTTTATAGTGCTACTAGTAATACCAGGCTATAAATTTAAACGTTAGGAGATAGATTATGAGTATGCCATACATTTGTACAGAGCCAGAAGTAAACCCTAATGAAAAGCATAACGTTGAGTTTAAAGTAGTCGAATCTTATGATCGAAACGACCACGGAATGCCTAGGTATTTTATTGAGAAGCCGGCTTGCTCAATCTGTGGAGCAACAAAAGAAACAACCATTTGTAACAGGACTATTTATCAACCATAAATGTTTAACGCGCCTCGCTTACCTTTAACTAGATGAGGACATGCACCCATGATGAAGCTATCAGCTAAATCATGGGACTTTTCTAACCTCTTCTTAACTTCCTTTTTAGCCTCAACAATATCTAACCCACGCTTAGAATAATCTGCTCTAGGTGCGCATAGCTCACTCTTTAACTCTTCCAATCCTTTAATGTCACCACTAATACTAATCAACTCACTAAGCTCGTATTCCATACCCTTAGTTACAGCGTTAAAAGTGTTACGCATCCTATCAGCAACATCGCGCCATGCTTGAGCTTTTAAGTTCTCAAACTTAGCTTTGTTAGTTATCTTAGGAGAGTATTCTTTCTTAGGGTTGAACACTTCAGCGGCAGCATTGAACTTAGAGTAATTATTATAGCCTTTACCCTTGAGTATTGAGCCAACACCAGCACCAACACCGATAGAGTCATATGATAACAATCCGCCATCAGCTAATTTATAGGCTCTTAATGATGAGCGCTCTAATTCATCCTCACCCGCTTTCCATGCGTCCATTGTCATAGCAACAGCGCCATTAAATACAGTTACACAGTTTCTATCAGCACCACTATCAGCAACATCGTATCCAGCACAAGTAGCACCGAATAAATCCAACTCTAAATTAATATGAGCATCAATACAGGCGTTAACCCATGAGCGTTTAATAATTGATTGATCATCATCAGCGTAAGGTATGCCATTATAAACATGGTTGGCCAATTCCCAATCCTCGTCAAACTCTTCTGCAATGTCACGTAAGGCTGACTCACCTAGAAATCCATTTTCATCATAATTAATTTTACGAACCAATGCACCTTTAGGTGGTGACTCTACTAAACGCTGCCAAGAGTAATCACTAATAAGCTGACCGTTCAACGTAAACCACATCTCAGCGCCATCGTTACGCATGATAGTTGGTCGAATAGTGGTAAACATCTTCTTTGTTAGGTTTTGGCTTTCTTCATTCCACCACACAGTCGCACCCTCGAATGATTTAATCTCATCTATGTTCCTGGCTATACCGTAGAATTTAAACATTGAGCCGTTAGTCTTATGCTCTATTGAATTAGCGAGTATTCGAAAGTTATCCTGAAGACCGAAGTATGCAATCTTATCCTTAAGCAGCGTATAAACAGAATCTTCAATCTTGTTCTGATACATACGAGTACATAAGAATATTTCTTTATGATGGTTAGCTCTAGCTATTGCCATACCAGCAGCATCATGTGACTTTGAGGACATACGACCGCCGTGAAGAGTTCGCATAGTTACAGGTGTTCCGTCGGGTAATACGCGAGTCATCCAGAAGTCTTTTAGATTTGGATTGAGTGAAGGGTTACCCATAGAAATCATCTAGGGTTGTTCTGACATTCACATTAACAGTAGCTTCGGTGTGCTTATCAAGGCCAACTAACTTAGCTTTATTCATAGTAGCTGATATAGCTGATGAGGTTTGAGGGGTTTCGGTGGTCATTGCTAAAGCGCGTGCTTCGTCAAGCTCTTTTAGTAGGCTTGCAATCGTTACGCCGTGCCCTTTTAACGCCTGCTCTTTTAGTTGCTCAAACCTCCCCAAAATCTCACCCTCTTTAGAGAGTGCGCTAGCCTTGGTGTGAACAGTTTTATCTTTCCATTTTTTAGATGCTTGGTGTGATACTCGATAGGCTTCTGATTTGTTTCCTGTCTCGTGCCATACCTGACAGAATTTCTCATGTTTCGTGTTTTCTAGCATCATTAGCCCTGCCTTTGATGTTAACCCCGCAAGGGTTATTATATGTACTGTGAGGGATGTTAACTAAGTTATTGATTAACTTGGTTTATTTTCTAGCACTGTTATTAGCGCATCTAGCTTCTTATTTGTTTCGCTTGGCTCTTTTGTGAATGAGTTTGTCCCTATTGCAACCATAAACATAACAAATACACCAATCATTGAGCGAGTAAACATCTTCTTAAGCTCTTGAGTCTCCAATACTAGGACTTTATTTATTTCTGATGTGGTTTTTAGGCTTGCGTATGAGTCATTGAGCTTGTCGTACTTAGAGAATAACACGCCTTGTTGTCTCGATAGCTCATTAATCTCTGTTTGCTGCACTTCAGCCTTAGAGGCTGTATCTGTCATTTTTTCTATGGCTTTAGATACGATGGTATTAATGTCTTTTTGAGACTCCATGAACATATCAAGCTTATCATCTATGCTTCTTAGTGTCGGATCGCTCATTTCTATTGGCCTTTAATATCACTTTGATCAATGTTGTTAACACACTCACTGAGGTAAAAATAATGTAGACAGAAATTAGAAGTAGTAAAAATTCCATTACCTATAACCATTGTCATTATTAGTATCTCTATTGCTAAGTATATATTCTTCCATGACATGCCATCGCCTGATTTATATTCATTAAGGGTGTAAAACATAGTTACATCAACCATAACAATATTAAACAATGCAGTTATTAGCATACAAAGACATAAAATACTGATTAATGTTGCGCTACAGTTTCGCTGGCTGTCAACCTCTTTAACTGCAAGTTTAACACAATACGATGCGAATGATAAATATATGACTGATATCGTTAATTTGTACCACAAATAACTATAGTTATAAATCACAACCTGAACAACATCGGAATCAGATAGTAGCTGACTAAATAAGCCAGCTACTAGTGTTATAAAAACGTTTATCATTTTTTCTTTGGTGGTGGTTTATCTTCGTTATCGCCGCGCATACATTTTACTCCGGATTTAATTAAAAGAACATGTCACCGACATTACAAGATTTTGTAATGTCGCCGTAATTATATCACAGCTTACCTTTGTTTTTAAAGGCTGCGTATATTCCACCTGGGGCAACTGCTGCCATTGCCGCCATCGGGTCATAACCTTGTTGAACCATATAAAATGCTAAGCCGTACCCTATATAACCAGTAAGCTGTCTACCCATTTTATGCAACGCATCAACCCATGGTACTGTTTTAGTTTGAAGCTCTAACGTGTATCGCTCCTGCTTTAGTTTTTCTATATTCCCTTTTATTTCGTTTAATTTATCAGGGTCTTCAATTGCCTCTGATACCAAATCAACTGTTTTATCAAATAATCCGAACCAACTCATAACTTACCCCTTATAATTCAACATCCATAATATGATTGTTAGCTAGTGCAGACGTAAACTTCTCGAAAGTACTCGCCCCTAGTTGCGTGTTGTAAATACGCTTGTAGTAATTATACACTGCCCCGATGTCGTTATGGTCTGGTAGTGGCTTAGGGTCCATTGAATACTTTAAACGAGCCATCGCACAAGCGTAAGTGGGCGATGTTATTAAATCAATATCAGAGTCTGCGTAAATTTTGACTATTAAATCATCAATACGATCTTTAAAGCTATTGTGATAAGCGTCACAATTTTTGTGTATATCATGCTCTGTTGCTGGCTCCATTTGCCAAATACCCAATGCAGGACCGCCCACTTGCTTTATGTAATATCCGCAATTACTTTCTATAGCTGCTGTACATAGCGATAAAAAGTTAGCGTCTTTGCTTTCGTAGTTGCCACCCATATATAAATGAGTTGGTTTGATTATGTGATCGTAAAGCTGTTGTGCATTCATACCTAGATTCGCCTTTAAATGATTTAAGTTGGGTATCACCAGTAATGGCAATACCCCGTTTATAGTTTTAAGTTTACTCGCCAACTTTACTATCTGCCAGCATAAAGCCAACGCCATCTAAGGCTAACACCTTCTTTACGCACTCACGAAAGTTACCCATATTTTCCTTTATCAATTCGACTGTTTGGTTTTCAGCGTCGTGCTCGACCGCACCTAGCGCTTCATAAAGTGATATCAACGCACTAACTCTATCTTGCTTTTTACTCATTTACCCTCTCCTTGTTTATCTATAAGCGTTTAAACTTTATCGTATGTCAATTCGAATATATCAGGCTTGCACGGGTAGAATACACCCTTAACACCTTTAATAATAAAATCACCAATGCTTACTTTCATGTCACCTTCTAATGTTTCGATTATCAAAAATCCTTGAGTATATATTAGGTCTTCATACTCATCCCATCGCTGACCAGCCATACTTGAACTAATAACAGGCTTGTTACCATCAATAAATTCCACAACTCCGAATAGATTTTCTTTCGTTAATTGTATCGCTTCAATTTCTACAGGTTTTTTAGTGTATTTCATTTACCTTCTCCTTGTTTATCTATAAGTGTTTAAATATATGTTCTTGTAATGCCTATTTTAGCCCATTCCGCTTTGATTGCTGCGTAGTCATCATCATCAATACCTAAATCCTCTAAGAATTCAGCAAAGCTATATCTAGCTGCACCTTTGACTAAAAAGTACATTAATCTATTCATTTTTTCTATTCGGATATCATCCATCTTATCTCTCACTTATAATTAAATTATTTGTTAAAACCGCCCCAGCGTATCAATTCGAATTTTAATATATTTAGTATCTCCTTTGCATCTTCACCTTTTAGATTTATATATTCAGGAACCCAAA